GACAAGTATCAGATCACCAAGGTGGTCTGCTACGACAGTTTCAGCGATTGGCTCGCTACGCGAGCCAAGCCGGGACACGACGTATTCGTCTCGGCCAGTCCCAACGCTGAGGGGGAAGTCATCCAAGAATTGCCGGTGGTTCTGTTCGGATCAGATCCGAACAGAATCATGGCAGGGGATTGGTTGGGCTGGGAATCGTACTCCGAGGAACAGGTTGCAAACTTGGCAAACCCTGTCGAAATGGCATACGCCATTTCGACAGGTATCGGCTCGGGCTACATGCCTGCTGAATGGATTCCCTGCGAATTAGCAGGGAATCTGCCTATTCTGGAACAAAATACCGGAAAATTGGTCAAGGTGACCGCCTTTAGGCGGTCACCGGACGTAGAATAGGGGCATCGGGGTGACCTTGGTACGAACAAGCCGCAAGCAGACGAGTCGGTAAAAGAGTACCCGACACCGAGCTAGCCCCAAACAAAGATCGTTGTGAGGAATCTTGCGACCTCCCAGAATAAAGGAAATCACCATGAAGATTTAATCACAATCAGAGCCGATGCCGGAGGCCAAACCGGCGAGGCGGCAACGGTCTATCAGTTGCGCAGGGTCGGCGGCGTGAAATGTGTGTAGTCACCAGGAATGCTTCGCCCAAATGAAGTAGGTGGCATAGATCATGCCTAAGCAGTTGACGAACTGCCCGATCCTTTTTTAAGAAGGATGTTAGGGTAGCACCCTAAACGATCTGGTGCATTCGGGATAGCACCAGCCAGAACGGGGAGCAGCTTTCGCGGTCGCTCCAGAAACCCGACCAAGGACCGATAGCTCAGTGGCAGAGCAGCACCCTTCTAAAGTGCAGGTCGCCGGTTCAATTCCGGCTCGGTCCTCTCGCACCAAACCCAACGTGGGTTTGGTGCTGTTTCTGGGTTAAAAATAGAAAGAGGGAATCCAATGCGGAATCCAATGAGTTTGTTCGCGGCGATGGTCATCGCCGCTTCGTTCGCAGTCCAGTCGTTCGCAGGCGACACCCAAACGGTCGTTGACCGTTTGGGCCGTCCCGTAGCGAGGGTCGCAACGTGCGTCGGTGGGACTTGCTCGCAAGTCTACGACCGAGTTGGCCGACCCGTTGCCAAGGTCGTCAAGACCGCTGGCAAGGTCGTTGTCTACGACCGACTGGGGCGTCGTCGCTAATGAAACCCGCAAGTCCCCAAGCCTACGCCTTGATGCACGAAGGCTCCCTCGCGCTTTCCAGGATGGAAAGTATAGGTATGCCAGTTTCGGAGGAACGCCTCGATGCTGCGATTGCCGATGTCGGCAATCGCATCAAGGCGATGGAAGCGGAACTGCGGTCGATGAGGGAGTACGAGGAACAGCGAAAGCGGTTCGGAGCCAAGACCAAAATCGGCTCCCGAGAGCAACTAGCTCATATCCTCTACAACGTCATGGGTTTTCCGGGCGGTGTGGTCAATCCAGAGACAGGTAAACTGTCTCTGGATGACGAAGCCCTACAAGAAATCAATACTCCCTATGCGAAGCTGTTTCAGCGAACGCAGAAACTAGCGAAGCTCAAGGGGACGTACTTGATGCCATTTAAGCGTGAACTCTGCAAAGGCAGAGTTCACGCTTTTTTCAATCTTCATACGGTCACCACGTACCGGTCAAGTTCGGATTCTCCGAACTTGCAGAACATCCCGATCCGAGATCCCGAGATCGGGAACATTATTCGAGGTATCTTCAAGCCGAGCGACCCGAACAACGTGATCGTGGAGATCGACTACGCTCAGTTGGAAGTGTTCGTAGCCGCTTGCTACCACCGCGACCCGACGATGCTCGACATTCTTCAATCCGGCGACGATCTCCACAAGGAATCGACGCTTGAGTGCTTCAAGCTCGATGCCGTAGAGAAGCCGATTCGCCAAGCAATTAAGGGACTTTGGACGTTCGCTGCGTTCTATGGGGATGCCCCCGGCAGCATCGCCAAAAACCTTTGGCGATTCGCCGAATCCCATACGATGCAAAGCGGCAAGCCGCTTTTGCAACACCTGTCCGAAAGGGGCATCAAGACTCTCGGCCACGAAAAGGCTATGACCTCCGACTCATTCATGCTGCATATCGACAGCATGTTCAACCATTTCTGGAACAAGCGGTTTTCGGTTTACAAGCAATGGAGAACTGACTGGTTCCAAGAGTACCTACGCAACGGCCACTTCCACACGCTCACCGGGTTTCGCGTCTGGGGGATTTTCAAGCGTAACGAAGTCATCAACAGTCCAGTGCAAGGCGCAGCCTTCCACTGTCTGCTAAAAAGCATCACAGAGTTGACAAAACGCATCTCCCAAAGGAAGATGCGTAGCCGCCTGTTCTGCCAGATCCACGACTCGCTGATCGCCGAGGTTCCCCGAGAGGAACTCGACGATTACATTGAGATGGCAAACGAGGTAATGACAAAGTGGATACGAACACAGTGGCCTTGGATTATCGTTGACCTCAAAACCGAAGTAGAAGTAGGAGAAGATTCATGGGCGAGCAAGAAAGCCTACCACAAGGCAGGCTAGACAAATTACCTCCAATTATTGGATTGCGAGGGGAGATTGGCTCCGGTAAGGATACCGCAGCCACTTGGCTAGCCTTTCACTTCGGATACGGGATCATCGGATTCTCCGATCCCGTCTACGAAAGCCTCTACCGACTCAACCCACCGGTGCTGATCGCTCACCACCGGTGTGTCTACCTACAAACCCTTGTCGACAAGGACGGATGGGACACGACCAAACGGCGGTATCCCGCCGTTCGGCAAATGCTCCGTACCATCGGTACGGAGAATGGCAGGGATCTATTCGGAAACTACTGTTGGGTGAACATCGCCAAGCAGCGTATGCGGGAAAAGAATCTACCAAGGTACGCGATTCGCGACCTCCGCTTCCCAGAGGAGGCGGAGTTCATCAAAGCCAACGGTGGAGAGATCTGGGAGATTCAAGGTCGAGTCTCCGAGGAAGTCGCCACCTTGCCAAGCCACCGAAGCGAACAACAGCAAATTGCTGTTGATCGCATCGTTATGAACGACGGGTCACTCCCTCAATTCCAACGTCGAATCACCGAGATTATGAGAGGATTTTTGAAGTAATGGGCCTTTACCAAAAGTACCGTCCAGCTTCGCTGGACGAAGTTGTCGGTCAGTCTGCTGTCGTATCGCAACTACGAGCAATGCTTGCGAAGCAAGCATTGCCCCATGCTCTTTTGTTCTCCGGTCCCAGCGGGACCGGAAAGACGACCCTGGCGAGAATTCTCGCCAAGGAACTCGGAGCGTCCGGCGTAGACATCATCGAGAAGAATGCGGCCAGCGACAACGGAGTTGACGCTATCCGCGAGATTGAGGGCCGATTGCAGATGCGTGGCCTCTCCGGAGGCCGACGCATCTACATCATCGACGAGGCCCACCAAATCACATCCCAGGGTCAGAGAGCTATGCTCAAGATGGCCGAGGATACCCCCGGCCACATCTACTTCATACTCTGCACGACCAACCCCGAGAAGCTGGAAAAGCCGTTGCAGAATCGGCTGACCCACTTCAAGCTCGGCGATGTCAGCATCGCCGACTTGAACACCTTGGTCAACAAGGTGGCAACCGCCGAGGGGATCGAGTGCATCGCCACGACGATCTCGCAGGCGGCCAATGGCAGCCCAAGGCTCGCCTTGGTGCTGCTAGAGCAGGTTGCCAACGCTCCGAAGGAGCGTTGGCCGGAGATCCTCAGCAATCCTGAGGATCTCAAGCCGGACGTGTTCAAGGTGGTCCAAGACCTCTATGCCGGGAAGTCTATCTTCCCTAAGCATGGAGTCACGATTAAAGATCTCCCCGAAGGGGAGATCGAGCGGCTTCGGTGTGCGATCATGTCCTACGGTGCGGCGATGCTTCTGAACGGAAAGTCAGTCCCAACCGTGGTCAAGATTATGAGCGAGTTTGAAAATCAGTTTTTTTCTTCTCGCAAACCCGGATTTATTCTTGCTTTGGTTCGAGCCTCGGCGTAGAACCTAGCACAGTCGGAATGGAAACTTTCACTTAGGAGGCAGAAATGTCTGAGCAAACAAACTTGTCGGTGGATCGCAACCGTCTTGCCGATGACCTCGAATCAGTTCCACAGGATATTCTCCTGTGGAACCGAGCAGCGTCCGAGGACGCCACGGCGTCCTTGGTCGCTGAGAACCACCTGAAACTTGTCGAAGCCAAGTTGAGCATCGACATCAGGCAGAACCCCGTAAACTACGGGATCACCAAAACCACTGAGGACACAATCAAAGCGTTGATCCTCACACAGCCCGACTACATTGAAGCCCAGGCCGCAGTAGTTGCGGCTAAGTCCAAGTTGTCAGAGACTCGCGCCGTTTGCGATGCTCTCGACGCGAAGCGTTCGAGCTTGAAGTACCTGACCGAACTGTCGATCTCCGGATTCCTCGGATCGACCCCAATCCAACCGAAGGGAGTTAAGATCTAACATGGCATTGTCATCGAAGAAAACCAGAGATAAGGCCGCAGAAGGCCGTGGCGGTGGGGTTCTCCGAATCCCGCAAGGCATCAAGACTCTCAAGGTCGACAAAGCGGGTACGATCAAGATGGTCATCCTGCCGTACACTGTGCCAGCGGGTGCGAAGCACCCGGTGGCGAAGGACGGCGACTTGCACTATGCCCGAGACTACTATGTCCACAACAACCTCGGGTCGGACAACAAGGGATACGCGATCTGCCCGAGGTTGACCAAGGGAGGCAAATGCCCTATTTGCGAAGGCATCAACTCTGCCATCGAATCAGGCGAGTTGACCAAGGAAACGGCCAAGAAGTACTATGCCAAGCAACGCACACTGTACACAGTGTGGTTGCCTGAGCAGAATCAAGTCGTGCTGTTCGATCACAGCTACCACTTGTTCTCGAAACAGTTGAACACGACCGTCTCGGCCAAGGTCGCGATC